CAGTTAAGGTTTTCCAGCTTCCGTAACCGCTACCAGTATTAAGGGCATATTCAAACAAGTGATTCCCCCAAACACCGCTGCCTGCGCTGGTGACGTTGGTTCCGCTTACTGTTGGCAAGCTATTTGTAAACGCTGTATATCCTAAAGCATAGTGCGGCATTTCCCACACAACTTGGTCGCCATTTGTCACCATTAAAATTTTGCCCAAAGCGTCAAACTTTGGCGTCCCTGATATTGTCGTCACCTGTGCTACGCTTGTTGCTGTTGGCTCATTAAACCGAATCTGAACTTCTCCGGTTGTATTACTTAAGAATTTGGTCTCCCAATGCGAACCGAATACACCGTTTGAAGTGGTAGCCGAGCCAGTATAGCGGCAACTTTTCACCTCGGTATTAAGCGAAAAAATGCGAGAAGTGTCGGCATCATCGGAATTAACATGCTGAAAGGTAAACCCGTCATCGGTTGTTTGCGTGTTGTGCGTCCCCAACCTTGTACCGGTTACATAGATTCGGTCGAACCTGTGGTTGCTGTTTCCGCTTTCGCTGCTGTAAATATAGCCAGTAACAGCCGAGTTTAAGGCCAGCGGGCTTGCATAGGTGCCTATATTTCTTACCTTTAAACTGGTAGTGAGGTAGCTTTGAACCAACGCCGTGTATGGGCCTTGGTTTACCAGCGGAATGCTAATCCCATTTACAATATTATCACCTGTACATTGCGAATATCTCAACGCCGAAACTTGGGCGGTGGTGCTGGTTGTGGTGCTTAACAGGCTATCATAAAAAACCGTATTGTTCATCGTTGTACTGTCAGAAGACTCTGCATAACAGTAAAGCCCTAAGCCTATGCAGTTGTTATAAGTCATCTGCTGACACGAACGAACCGCCACACCATACGCACTTGAAGATGCCTTATAAACTACGCAGCCGCCAGTCACATTATTTAGTGTTATGCCGTAACAGTTTTGGAATAAAACGGCATTCAAGTTGCCCACAGTTGCATCATAGCGCATTGATAAAATGCGGGTGAATGTACCGCCAGCCCTTGTGTTTGTCACTTCAAATGAGTTTGTGGGCGAACTGTTTTGGTTGGCTGAACAAATAACATCGGTAACAGTTGGGGCTGTTTTAATCGCCTGAATGCTTGCATAACGGTTGATTGTGCAGTATTCCACATTAAGTGAATAGGCACCCTGAATGGAAAAATAATTATTGAACATAATTCCCTTTAGGTCAAAAACACCGCCTTGCCCCGCGTCAATCCTTCCCCTCGTTGACGGGTTGTTGTTGGGCAATACCCTGTTTCCGCTGCCATTTCCTGCTGTGCGTGTGCAGGTGTTAATAATCACCGCTGGAATGCGAACTTTGCAGCCTGTAGGAGGCAAAAAGCCTACGTTATTGGTCCCGTCATTTCCGATGCGAATGCCGCTTGTAGTCTGCCAAAACATTTTACAACTGGCGTCTGTGCGCGTTGCTGAGTTCGCAGGCGCCGTGCCAGCGCTAAACCAAGCATCATAAACGCCAGTTCCGCTTCCTGTTTCCACCCATATTCCCGGGAATGTACCGGCAAAACTTCCGGTTGTCGGGCATGGTATTACTTGGCCCGCGCTGCCGTTTGTGGTTCCGATTTCGTACCACACAACAGCGTCTGTTTTCATGGTTACAAGGCGGCTAATAGTCCAAACTGCGGCATCTGGTACTAGGGTTTCTATCCAGCTTTGTTTGTCTGCCCCGCTGCAAGTGGCGGTTATTCCTGTTAATGCCCCTGCTGCGAAGCTGCCGCCAGTAATGCCGCCCAATTTAATGTAACCACTGGCTGGCATTGCGGCTGCTGGCGCCACTGTTTGGCTTTGCCAGTCTGCCCACACGCCTAAAAACACACCGCTCACACCACCTTGGCTAATAGTGGTGCCGTAGGCTGGAACTGTGCCGCTGCCGCCAGTAAATGCAATTTCTCGAGTGTATGTTGGGTCCCATTTAATCGTTCCACCCGTACCGCTTGAGGTAACGTTGTCAAGCGAACCAAAGGCGCTAGAATGGTTAGGGCAAGCGTAGGTGTCGGTGCGAATTACAAACGTGCTGCCTGCGCTTATTGTGTAGGTGTCGTTTGTGGCGTTTGTACTGCCGCCTGTTTTGGCGTCATAGTATTCTGTGCCGCCTGAGCTAATAGCAAAAGATGTCATATTGGGTTAGCCACTATTGTTAGCAATCTGCCTTCGTCATCACGAATGATGTCCATCTTTATTGTTGGCATTTTATTAGCTGGTCTTTCTAGCTTGCCCAATGCTATCACAACTTGTTTAACGGCATCCGCTGTAATCATAGCCGCCCGTTTTACCGCCTCGCTTGTGGCGTCACTCTGCGCCTTTAACGCGGCCTCTATCGCCTGTCCGTACTCTTTGCGCTCTGCTGCGGCCTTGCGCTCTTGGGCTTCGCGTTCTTTGTCTGCGGCAATGCGTGCTGCTTCGGCCTTTGCTATGGCGTTTAGTGCTTCTTCGCTTGCATCACTAACCGCTTCATCGACAATTTCTGCAATTAAGTTTTCTATTTCGTCGTCTATCTCTATCATTTAGCGACCCCTGAACATTTCGCGCGCGTTTTGTTTCGGCTGTTCTTCTCCAGCCGGTGGCGTTTTGTCTCCTGCTGGGGGCTTTTCCGGTGTTCCGTTTTGGTTTTCGTAATCCTGCGCCCAAAACTCTAAATTCTTCATTTTTTTATTTTCCTTGTACTGGTCATAGGTGTACTTGGCTTTTGCAATTTTTCGGTTTGCGTTTTCTTTCATGCGTTTAAGTAATGCTTCGTTTCCAGCATTGCCAATTTCATACCTGAAGCCTGAGCCTTCAACCACTTTCCTATCGCCTTCTGAAGCCGCGCCTTTAATTGCCGCCATGCTGCTAAGTATTCTTTCGCCAGCCATTGATTTAAAGGCGTTTTCGTCCGCAGCTTCCATGCCAAAGAAGTTTGCTGCGTCCAATTTATACTTCTCAAAGCCGCCTGTTTTAATCTTCTTCAAAAGGTCTTCGGTGTATTCAATATCCCTTAGTGCATTTTTATACTGCACGCCTTCATCTAGCTGTGCCTCTACTTTGCCAACTTCTACCTTGGCAGCTTCTTCCCCTCTTGCAATATCTTCTTTAGTATCAATTGATTGGCGTCCACGCTCATATAGGGCTCTGGTTACAGCATTCTCAATTGCTATTCGTTTATTTATATCGCTCTGAACGTCTTGCGCTGCGGTTTGCCCTTGCCTGTCGATAAACTGGCCTTCTACTGGCGTTTTGCTAATCCAGCTTTTTCCAGTGCTATCAATCATTTGCACATTACTAAATGTTTTTCCACCTTCTGTGGTATAAATTGGCGAACCAACAGAAGACACCTTCAGCTTTTCTTCAGCCGCAGACACAAACGGGCTAACGGCCGATATGCTCCGCGTCAAGCCTTCATCTGTGGTGACATCTTCAGGCGCTATGTTGTCAGGGTTAAAATTCATTGCCTTTAATTTTGCGGCGTGCATCTGCCAAACGGGCATACGCTGTTCTGGTGGCAAGCTTTTAAGCTGTTCCAATGCAGACAATGTAAACTTCGCACCGGTCGCTTGGCGTAACAGCTCGGTTTTGTCAGCTTCAGCCTGCGCGTTTGCCTGTTGCGATTTCATGTAATCTATTTGCTGTTGCTTAGCCGCCAATTCTAGCGGCATCATCGCCCTAACCTGCCGGTCTTCTAATCCCTGTTGAATAGCTCCGCTTATGTTGGTTGGCTGTACCGCCAGCGCAATTCGTGGGTCTAGTGCCATAAAAACCGCCTTAAATTATAGGTAGGCGGCTTCTGCTGCTCGCCTTTTGTTTAAACCTGCTAGAACCTTGCCACCGGCCTTGTTCCAGCGCATTAGTTGAATTTTAGCACCTTCCCAATCATTTTTGTTAATGCACTTGCGAAGTGTTGACGCGGCTAGGTTGCCCGCGCCCAGGTTGTAGGTGAAGTCTACAATGGCGCCCAATCTTTCGCCTTCCAGATTGGGGCAAAGGCGCTTCACCGCAGGCAAACATACCGTTTCTAGGTGCCAAAGTAGGTATTTTTCGGCTTGTTCTTTTGTGATTGGCGGGTCTTTTAGCGTTACTTTTACGCCATTTGGGTAAACAGTCGTTCCAAAACCAACGGTAGCGACGCCCGCTGGGCACAAATACGGCTTAAGGTAAAGCCCCTCAAACCGCTTGCAAAGCTCTACCGCATTACTTACCACGGAATGAAAGCGCCCGATTGGCAAAGAAAAAACCTAGGATAACGCCAACAAGCTCTTTATCAAAGTCACTCATCACAAAGCCAGCACGATTTAAGGCCAACACCCAAAGCAAAATAACAATGGTTGCTGCTGCGGGTCTAATGGCTGCGTTCCAGCCGTCAACCCATAGCACACCGCTGGGTTTATTGCTGGCCTCTATAGCCTTGTAAAAACCTTCAGCATCTATCCGGCTTAAATCGGCCTCGGCCTGCACCTGTATGGTTTGAATGCCCATGCTGTGCTGGACCTTTAGCGCATCCTGTAGCCTTTCGTGCTTCGCGGCTTCAATTTCGGCCTGAATTTTAATCATTTCAAGCTCTTGTGCATGGTCTTGGCGGTTTTTAACGAATGCGGCAACTTCGCCCCATACCATGCGGAACGCTGAACCGCCTAAAAATGTTAGTAGTGCGCTCATTAAAAGCCCCCAAACATGCCTGAAAATGAAGAAATTCCACGCGCCAAGTCTTGATACATGCCAGCCTTAGCATTGGCCGCCCCAACAATACCGCCAGCCTGCGCTGCGCCCATGTCGGTGCGCAAGTTTGAAAGGTTGGCTCCTGCAGTCATTGCGGTGTTTGCCTGCCCTGCGGCTGAAGATTGGCCCATATTGGCGGCATTGAACAGCATGTTCTGCTGGTTCTGTATTAGCGGCATTGCTGCGGCTTGCCAGTTCTGCAAATACTGCTGATTTGTGTCGCCAGCGCCAGTTCTGCCGGTAATAGCGGCATTTATGGCCGTCCTTCTGTTCATGTTATCCAGCGCAGCCTTGAAAATCGGGTTATTTTCGTTGGCATAGGCCGCTTGGCCTTCTGGGGTTAGCATAGTTTGCAGCTGTGGCAATACACCCTCACCAAATGTTCGGAACGGTGCTAAATCGCCCCGCGCCAAGTCTCGGCTTTCGCGGGTTAATGCCATTCCCTCTTGGCCAGCCTGTAATTGTGCTGCGGCTGAATCTTTCGCAGCGTCTGCTTGTTTTTTTCCGCCGTAAAGACTTGCTCCTAAACCTAATAAAGCTGCACCGCCTGCAAGTAATGGCAACATGTTAAGACTCTCCCGCACCTGTAAAACTGATTGAATTAGCAGGGTTTACCTGCACTGTTAGCCGCCCGTTGGCCGGTATTACCACACCAGGCAAGGCCTGCGGCACATGCACTTTATAGCGGTTGACTACTGTTACCGGTTGAATGTGGTCAGGTGTTCCGCTTGCGCTGTATATGCGTACAGTATAGGTGGACGCTGCGCCCGTGTCATTGCTTGCCACGAATTTAACTACACGCATTCCGTTTGCAGTTGAGCCGGCTGTGTAAAGCGTGGTTTCCGCTGTGGTGGTGGGCTTTACGCCGTTAAATAAGCTCTTGACTGCCATGGTTAGCCTACTGGTATTGGTTTAGCGATTAAAACGCAGTTTACGCCTGTAATGTTATTGGCTGCCGTTTGGTTTTCAACATAAACATCAATTTCATCATTCAGTGTCAGTGCTAAAACCGTGTGCGCGCTTACGTTTTCCGCCTTGCCTCCTGATGTAGCTGTTGCTACTGATACGCTGTTGGCCACTTGCACGCCGTTTTTGTAAACATAAATAGCCACGACATTGTTGGCGGTGGTGGTAAGTGATGCGTTTACGCTGATTTCGTAAATAACATTAAGCGTGCCGGTATATTTTAGCTTGTTGCTGGATAGGCTAAAACGCTGGCTTACGCTCTCAAGCGTGAAGTTTCCGGCCAATTTGGTATAGATGCCAGCGCCACCGCCAACCACTGTAGCTGTGGCGTTGTTTATCATTGTGGCATAGCCAATGGTAGAACTGTTGGTAATCCCCTTACACTGCGTAAACCGCGACTTGTTGTCGTTGTACGCCACCCCTGTCGTGTATGTAGCGCCACCGCTGAAGTTTACCGTGTCTAAAATGTAGCTGTCGGTCGGTATTGTTGCGGATGAGCTTACATTTAAGCCAGTTCCTGTGCCCGTAACAACAAAACTTGAATATATAATGCGGAACCTGCGCGAAATAACTATGCTGGAAGGCAGCGTGACAATCGTTCCAGCGTCTGCGCTAAACAGGTAGTTTGCAAAAGCGATTGTCCCAACGCTGCCGTCAAAGGTTAATCCTTTAGAGTTTAAAAACGCGCCATCGCTGAATATGCTATTACTGTAGCCGCTTATCGTGCCGATGCTGGCCGTGTTGCTGAAGTTTACCGCACGCCAGTCTAGGGCATAATCTGAACTGCCAGCCACCGCACTTATGGCGGTTGAGCCGCTTGGTGCCGTGATGGTTAAATCTCGCATCGGCATGGTGTAGGTGGTCGTGATTAAGGCCACGCCAACCAAACCAGTTGAAGTAATTCCCGCCGTTTCGCTGCTGGTTCCCGCTAAACACACCACACCGCTGCATAATAGCCGGTTGCCAGCTAAATCAACATTTTGGGTAAAGTAGTAAGTGCCTGCCGTTAGGGTAATCACCCCGCTAACAGGTGTCGGCAAGTCGGCAAGCGAACTCACATAGGTAAATCCTGTGCGCTCGCTTAGGTTGTATAGCTCGGCAAAGTTGGCGGCAATCTTACTAAATGCGCTGCGTATCGGGTCGCCCGTGCCATCGTTTGCGGCTGCACCGTAGTTAATTATCTGCTGGCTCATGCTAAATCCGCTGTCAAATAGTCGTTATCACAAGTAAGGCTAAAACAATCGGCTGTAAGGTTTGGCGTGTTGTCGGTATAAATCTCGTCAACATTGCCTATAAACCCGCCTAAACCTGCCGCTTCTGCGCCTGTGGTTGAGTCTTTGCTTATTTGCAAGAGTAATTTCTCAAGCGTAGCAAAATATGGCTCAAATTCAGGCGTTTTTAGCTTCTCTGGGCGCGCCTTGTTAAGGATTATGGTGTTAATAGCCAGCCTCCCGCACGTCCACTGCAGCGCTGAAAAATGCAAAGCCTATGGGGTCGTAAAGCCTGGTGCGAATGGATAGCTGTTGAAATTGCAGCATAAATGGAACTTCTACCTGTCTGCTAAATTCCCCGCTCCTGCCAAGCTCTATAAATACCTCTTGGCTCCACGTTTTGCCGTCAGTAGTAAACTGCACACCAAGTAGCGGCACTTCGCCCTGACCTTCAAGCAAACCAACGCCAGCCTCAACACCAAACACAACCCGCGACATTTCATAAACACCGCGAATCGTGCCAAGGCGTTCACCTGCGACAAATTCAAAAGTCTTTTCACGGGTTACTGGCCCCCAGTCGTTCACAAAGTTGGTGAAGTCTAATTTATAGATGTACGGTAAAGTGTTATCGGTAAAAATCAGCTGGCCGTAGTTATAAAACCCGCTGCCTGCCTGCCATCTATCGCCGCTGCGCCCACTGTCTATCTGCAACCAAGTGTCTGTGGTTTCTGCATAAACCCAAGTGGCGTTATTGGCGTAGAAGTCGAATAAAACGAATTGCTGGCCATCGTGCGCAAAAGAACGGGCGCGGTATTGGGAGCAGTCATAATCCTGAAATTTCGCTATCACCCCAGCAGCGCCGAAACCTTGGGCGTTAAAGCCTCTCACACGGTAGGGCGTACCGCTGCGGTGGATAAAGTACATGTAATCGGTGGTGTTGGTTATGCCGTGTTGTGCGCTGCAGCCAATCCGTTCAATAATCCCCTGTTGGGCGATTGAATAGGGCGGTGTTGCGCCACCGTCTGCGGCCCATGGCTCTATGCTATCGGCACCAAACATATAAACCACTTGGCCAAAAGCATAAGGGGCTGTGAATGCGTCTGGCGATATTACTGGGGATGCGTAAGAATCACCCCTAACGGTAGTTGAAAATGGGTCACTAACTGCAAACTGTTGGCCGTCAGTGTCAAAAATAAACTGGCCTGAGTCGTAGGCAACACTGGACGGATTAAATGTGATGTCTGTTAGCAGGCTTAGGGTTGTTCCGTCATAGCTGTATGGTGTTGAGCCGTTACAAATAACCATTTGAATGCCATTGTCTGCCATCCCGCAATAGTCAGTTCCGGCAATAACGCCTATTTGCGTCACGGTCAAATTATCATTTAAACGGTATAGGTGAACCCCTTTTACAAGGTAGGTTATACCATTAAAAACGTGCATTCCCCGGTCTGTGTATGCGCTTTCGTAGTCGGTTATGTCTGCTATGCGGGTAATGCCAGGCCAAGGCATCAGCGCTGCATCACTTATTCCCGCTTGTGTTGCTTCTGGGTACCAGTTGACCAGTCTGGCCACACTAACGGAACGGCTGCGGGTTTCATTGCTGCCACCGGCAACATTTAAAGGAATACGCTTGTAGCGCGTTACCTTGGCCATCTGGCGCCACCCGCAAAGCTGGAACCTGCCATCTTGAGGCTTGGGCCAAAGCTGCCAGTTTTGTACTTATGGTTTGCACCGGCAATGTCAGCCTGAAACAACATGCTCTTTTCGCGTGCCATTTCAATTTCCCCAGCGTAGTCATAAATAACGGCCTGTAAGCCGTAGAAGTATAGGCGCGGGTAGTTGGTTAAAAGCGCGTTTGTGGGCGCGGCTTCGGTTAATTTTGGTAGGCGTTTAAAGTAGGTGAAATCCAGCCAGTAATTGGTGTCTGGTATTGCGTCAAATACTAATTTCCCGTCCCGAACGCAAAAACGGTAAGGTTTTCCAGACTGAACATTAGAAGGCATGGTATCGACCGATAAGGCCGCCATTTCAACTATTTCTGTGCTGGTGAAAGTGTTCTTTACCTCCACCTTTATCATTTCAAGATAAGAGTCAGGCAACGGCATTGTTCTATCATCAATAGCACAGTCGTCTGTTGCCGTTGCAACCAACTCCATCACCCTAAGCGGGGCTTTACCAGCATAAATGTCGTTTTCCACCAATTCAATCATGGTGTCGAACACGTCATCAATGTCAGTTCTGCGGGTGAACCGCTTCAGCTGCTGTCTTAGGGTGGTGTAGGTGGTGACGCTCATTATTTAGCACGGCCTTTTTTGGCGCCGACTACAATTTGCTCGACCAGTTCTTTTTTGGCCTCAAATACTTCTTCAATCTCTACCCAACTAGGGCAGTTTGATTGGAAAAACTTTCCTGATAGGTTAATTACTTGGCCAGCTTCGCGCAGCTCCACACCATCATAACCCTTCGCAATCACACGGCATTTAACAACATCGCTTGGCTGGATGTCGATTTTCTCACCGTTTACTTCATAAGTTGCCATGCTATCACCTTTAAAAAAAGGGGGCACTGAGGCCCCCAAACTGAGGACTTACGGTTAATATCTTAACCCACTTGCGTAAATAACGCCACCAGTTAATACCTCGCTGGCTGAGCCAAAGTAGGTGCTAATGGTGATGCTTGGCGTAGTACCGGCAAGAGTGGCATAACCACGGATATAACGCTCGTTGGTGTTAAGTAGTGGAACAAACACCTTGGTGCCTGCGGTTAATGCGCTGCCAGCGATGGTACCAGAAGACGACAAGGTTGTTGCAGAAGAAAAGCCGCTGTTGTCGTCAGTCTGCAGAGTGAAAGTGTAGGTTTCATCGCCTGTGGTGTAGTCCGCAGCGGTTTCAACCACAAAAATTAAACCTTTAACCTCGCCACCGGGACCTTTGTCGTAATCGCCACCAAAGTCTTTTACGTCAGTAGTAGCACCTGAAGCGGTTAACGCCTGTGAACTGCCTAAAATGTTAGCATAAGAAATCATTTAATCACCCCCAATTAGGAAACAGTAGTTTCGGTGTAGTTTAAGGCATCAATCACGTTAATCTTCATGCCGTAAATGTACTCCACCTTTTTGCCGCCCACTTCAGTGTAGCTGTAAGCAGCGTTTGACTTGTTGTACAGCTGAACCTGCAAGGCTTCCCACACAGTGCGCCCCATGTAAATCTCGGTATCTTTAACCTGTGTGATTTTCTTGTCAGCCAGTCGGCCAGCGGCTTTAATGATAAGCTGGGCCAGCGCAATGGTTGCACCAGTGGTGTCGGCCAATACTGCGGATTTGTCAATGTTACAAATACGCACGCATGAACGCCAATCTGGAATCACATAGCCACGGTTGATAACGAACTCGTTGTACATTACAAAGCGGGTTTTGCTGTTTGAGTCGGTTTCGGGCACCCATTGGGCTGAACCTTTACGGCTGAAACCAGCAGCAGGTGAACCATTGGGATATAACAGGCTCACACCGTTTCCGCCACGGCCTAACAGCCAAATGGAAGTGGCATCGCCACCAGACACGGAACCAGCAGAAATCACGTTACTGGAAATGTTGCCGCTCAAGCTGTTGTAGGTGTTGGAAATGCCGTTAATGCGCTTGATATCGGTAGTAGAACCATAGAAGAACTCCTCCGAAATCTTGATATCCTGAGCGGCCATGTGCCAGCGCATTTCGTTAGCCACATACTCTTTACCTGAACCGCCAATCTCGTAGCTTTCTTGGTCGATTTTCATCAATGAAGAGTAGGTCTTAATGTGCGCCAACTGGGTAACGCTTTCAGACTTGCTTTGGGCGGTACCTTCACCGTTCAAGCGGGCTGCTACTGTGGGCAAAGCAGTAATTTGCTTGTACTCATGGTAGGTCAGGTTGTTTGCTTCAATAGTGGGGAATGCGTTAAGGAATGACGTATCAACGCCAAGTAGGTTAACAAACGCTGATTCAGGCGGGAATTTCTTCTCACGCGCATAAAACAGGTCAATTTTTTCCTGCAAATTCAGTGTATTACTTAAGACTGCCATAATCTAAACCCTATTTAAGGAATGGGAAAAACTCGTCTACTGCGTCAATCTCGCTGATACTTTTGGGACCAGCTGGCGCGGCTTTCTGAGCTACTTTTTTAATCTGCTTTTTTGGTGGCGGGTTGGCTTTGGTTTCCTTGGCTTTCTTCATCAGCTCGTCATAGCGCTTGGCTTTGATAGCGGCCACAAAGGTTGCGCCATCGCGGATTTGCGCGATTTGCTGAGGCTCTAGGCCAATGGATGCCAAGAATGCGGCACCGTCATCCAGTAACTGTTTGCGGGTGTCGGGTTTCGCCCATTCAGCGGGGAAGCTTGTTTCTAGCAAGTCGAGTGCAGCGTTTACCTGCGCTTGGTCGGCCTGCTCTTTGGCTTGTTGCACCTTGGCTTTAATGTCTGCCTGTAGTCCGGTGATGCGCTTATATTCCGCAACATCGTATTCAAGCAGATAGTCAAGGTGTTTCTTGCCGGCTTCAGACTCGCCCAAAATATCTAGGTAAGACTGCGCCTTCTCTAACTCCCCTTTTAAAACGCTCCGCTCTTCGTCTAGCAGGGCCAATGCGGCCTTGTGCTCACGTGCTTGCGCTTCGCTGTTCTTGTAAAACCCAATGCCCTTCTGTGCGTGCTCGATTAACTGCTCCTCGGTGAGCTCGTGCATCTCACCTCCAGCTTTAATCGTGTACTTTTTGGGCTCTGTCTCCTCTGGCTCCGCGGCCTCTTCTGCCTCTTCTTCGGTTTCAACCTCTTCAACTTCAGCGTCTTCGGCTTCGGTATCGGTGGTCTCTTCTTCGGGTTCGGCTGGCTTGGCGGGTTCTTCGGGGTTCAGGTTGAAAAATTCGCTAAAAACGTCTGAGCCGTGTAGGTTGTCAGTCATTTGTGGATATCCTGTGGATAAGTTGTGGATTACCTGTTAGTAATCTGTGAATAAGTCTGTTAATAACTTTTGCGTTTGTCAAGTCTTGCGCGCTTTTTAAGCTCATCTTTTGCCATTTCGCCTTGAAATAGCAGGCCGTGAAGCTTGTTTTCTAATGCGTTCACTGCTTGTATTTGCTCCCATACCGATTGCCTTAGGCGCCTTTGCCACCACTTAGAGCGACTAAACTCTTGGAATAGCCGCGCCTTTTCGGCCACCATTAGGCCAGCAAATAGCGGGTTTTCCTTCAATGCTTTGGCGTGTTCGCCCGCTGTTGCTGTGTCGCGTAGTTCTTGCATTAACTCTTGGCTCATATCATGTTCTCTTTGGTTTGGGCGCTAAGGTCGCGGCCTGCCGCTTGCTCAAGCTCAGTTAGTTTTAATGCGTTGGCGCTAATGGCTTTGTACTTGTCAAGCTCTAAGCGCATGGCTTCCATTTCGTTTGCCATCGCTTGTTGCTGCAACTTGGCTTGTGCGCGGATTGTCTCAAGCTGAATAAGCGGGTCGTTTTGCTGAATGG